AAGGCCGCTCGTGATTGGGCGACATCTACTGGTTTGTTTGCCGGCAGCGGTAATCTGCCAGATGGCACCCCCAATTATATGTGGGCAGACATGCTGACCCGTGAGCAGGCGGCACAACTGTTTTATAACTTCGCTCAGAAAAACGGAATGGCCTAAGTATAAGGTGGTGTTAGTATGGCGGTTTCAAGCACCAGGGGGAGAAGGGTTAGAAGAAAAGAAAAGAAAGGTTTGTTCGCCCATTTGAAGAACCTTGGGTTTACAAATCGCCTTGCTCTCTATATTATGCTGTTCTTGGCCGCTGGTCTTGCCGGCGGTTTTTATCTTGCAGTAAAAAGCATTTCAACAGGATATACAGGCGCACTGATGTGCTGGACTGTAGTGTTTACTCCCATCGGCACTGCTTGCAGTATCGTTTTGTCCCGCATTGTAGATAAAAGTCGGGCGGAAAATACGAGCGCCGATGGAGAGGGGATCAAGTATGCGGCGGCGAAAGCAAATCGGTTTGTCGCAAGCGCAAATACATCTGATTTAGGAAGCGTAGATAGTCCTTCCATTTAACATGGGCAACAGTATTCTGCCGGATGCTGCTGCTCTTTATTTTTTTATAAGGAGGAAGAGGTATGGAAATGGATTGGGTAGGATTGGTAGTCTCTATTCTGTCTGGTCTTGCCGCTGCAATTCCGCTGGTTGTTCAACTGGTGAATTATGTGCAAAAGGCGGTAAAAGAAAAGAACTGGAATAAGATGCTCGAAATGGTGATGGATCTTATGGAGACTGCCGAAGGTATGTTTGAAAGCGGCGCTGACAGAAAAGAATGGGTTATCGCCATGGTTAAAGGCTCAGCAGATACCATCAACTATGATATCGACATTGAGGCTATCAGCGCATTGATTGACAGCCTATGCGATATGAGCAAGGTCGTGAACAACTCTGTAACTCCCGAAGAGACACCCGATGAATAAGGGTTGGGTGATACAGAATGCTTGATTATATTGAGTATTTGGATATTCCAGTTAAAGTAGCGATTGTACTTATTTCAGCATTTCTTATTATGCAGTTGGTAGGGGAGATCCTGGAGTTTAAGGGGAAGGTCGTTCCTGAGTTTATCAAGGTTCGTAAGGTATTCGCTCGCCGGAAGAAAGAGCGCATGTTGATGCAGAAAATGGAAAAGACGCTTGACCAGGTGCAGGTCACTATGGATGAGCTGAATAAACACTACAGCACCGACAACATTAAAATGCGTGACGAGTGGATCAAAACTGTAAACTCTAAACTTGATCAGTACGATGCAAGTATGGCAGAACTGGATCGAAAGCTTGATAAAAATAATAGCGATACGCTTTCTATCTTAATTGACAGTAAGCGTAACTCTATTATCAGTTTTGCCTCACTTGTAATCGACGAGTCTAAGCCTGTGACAAAAGAGCAATTCAACAGGATCTTCAAACTGTACGAAGAGTATGAGTCAATTATTAAGGCAAACGGTATGACGAATGGCGAGGTTGATATCGCAATTCGGATTATCAGAGAAGCCTATGAAAGCCACTTGAGGAACCAGTCTTTCATTGAAGATATCCGTGGATACAATCTGTAATGTATACGGGGGAGCATAAAAACTCCCCCTATTTTTTACGGGTAGCATTTGACAGAGGCATTTTCGTGATATATAATTCAAAAAGGCATGGCCGCAATAGGGCGGGGAATTAGTCTTTTCAGGTGTTCTATCTTACCCCAGATTTTACCCCATTTGAGTAACGCAAGACGCAACAAGACGAACTCAAAATGCGATAAAGATTACTGATTTTTCGTCTGAAAGGCGGGAATATCACATGATGAACAATGATGGAGTCTATATTAGACAATTCCCCACAATGAAACCCTTGAATGGTGTAAAGGACGAAAATGGTGTAAGCTCTGAGGCGGTTGAAGCCCCGAAAGCGGAGCCGGAAAAGATAGATTTCTCCAAAGTAGAGATCGAGCCTTTATTCAAAGATTTCGTGGATTTTGAGACTTTCTCTAAGTCTGATTTCAGAGCCGTCAAGGTGCTTGCCTGCGAAGCGGTGCCGAAGTCCAAGAAGCTCTTAAAATTCACGCTGGACGACGGTACAGGCGAAAACAGGACGATTTTAAGCGGTATCCACGCCTATTACGAGCCGGAGGAGCTTGTCGGAAAGACTTGCATTGCAATCGTCAACTTGCCGCCAAGACCGATGATGGGTATTGATTCCTGCGGTATGTTGATAAGCGCCGTACACCACGAGGAAGGCGAAGAAAAGCTCCATCTTCTGATGGTAGACGACCACATTCCGGCAGGCGCAAAGCTCTACTAAAACGAGATGTACTTCATTTTCCGAAAAGCTCGGAATTTACACAAATACACCAATTTTACACCAATCGCTGCCAAAATCGGTGCAGCAACAAAAAAATCGCATAATTTTTAGTTTCACACTGCCCCTGAGAAGTTATGGCTTCTCAGGGGCTTCTGTATTTTCTCATAGTTTTTATTCGCCCTTGTCGCAAACTATACCAATCCACGCTTTCTCAATATAATGAAGATAATCGCAGAGGAAGGAGAGGATTGAGTATGAGCAATATTTTATCAGAAGTACACCCTGAGCTTGTTGCGGAATGGTCGGATAAAAATCTGCCGCTTACTCCGTATAAGATTACATACGGCTCAAACAAAGTCGTTTGGTGGAAAGGCGCTTGTGGTCACGAATGGAAAACGAGTGTTAAGGCTCGTTCAAATGGCGAAAACTGCCCAATCTGTTCAGGCGCAAGAGTGATAGAGGGTATCAATGATTTGGCAACGCTGAAGCCGGCGCTGGCTGCTGAATGGTCAAGTAAGAACGATCCGCTAAAGCCGACAATGGTAACAATAGGCTCTCATAAGAAAGTGATTTGGCAAGATAAATATGGTCACGAATGGACGGCAACGGTTAAGAGCAGGGCGTTAAACGGCACAGGCTGCCCGTATTGCTCTCATAATAAAATCTTAGTGGGATTTAATGACCTTGCCTCACAGCGCCCTCAAATCGCTTCTGAGTGGTCTGAGAGAAATTATCCGCTAAAGCCTGATATGGTTACGGTCTTTGCAAATCAGAAGGTATGGTGGAGGTGCAGCAAAGGACACGAGTGGAACACACTTATTTCAACTCGTTCAGGCGGAAGCGGGTGTCCTTATTGCAGCGGTCAACTTCTGCTGAAAGGATTTAATGATTTCGCTACGACACACCCTCAGCTTGCACAGGAATGGTCGGATCGGAATCTGCCCCTTACGCCTGATATGATAAACGAAAAGTCTCGCAGAAATGTCTGGTGGAAGTGCAAAGAGTGCGGATATGAATGGCAGTCTGTTGTCTATGCCCGTGTAAAAGGAACGGTATGCCCTGTTTGTGCGGATCGGGCGGTTATGGAAGGGTATAATGATTTAGCAACGACTGACGCACATCTTCTTTCGGAATGGGATTATGAAAAGAACAAAGATGTTTCTCCAAATAAAGTTTCAAGGAACTCAATGCGAACTGTATGGTGGAAATGCTCGCTCGGACATTCGTGGAAAGCAAAGGTTTCAGAAAGAGCGATTGAGGGAAAAGGCTGTAAGGTGTGTGAAAAAGACTATCTGACAGTTTTTCCGAAGCTGGCAGTTATGTATTATGCAGCGATGAAACATATAAAGGTACAGACAGATATAGATAAGATTATCGGCATACCGCTTGAAATGTATTTACCTGAAGAAAAAGTGGCGATTGAAACGGTTAGTCAGACAGAGAATGTAGAAACCTTGAAAGCATATCTGTGCCGGAAGCGGGAGATCAAACTGATTAAAATCCCATATACATTAGGAAGCGGCGAAGTGGATTTTGCCGTGAAGATTAAAAAAGCGTTTCGCAGCTTACATATTTTCATAACCTCGAATGAAGATGAAGATACGGCGTTTATCCGGCAGAGGTTTTTTGAATGGAGAAAAGTACAGAAAAAATAAAGGAGATGGTTTGATGAAAGACAGGCAATTTCATATCTATCTTGATGACGAGGAGTACAGACAAGTTTTGCAGGCGTTGATCGCCCTTAAAAATAATCTGATAGCGCAAGACAGATATACGGACGCAGTAGATGATGTCCTTATCAAATTTACAAAAGCACGAAAGAAAAAGATGACCGTGCAATACATCTGAATAAAACCGCAGTTATGCCGCTTGTTTCTTTACGGAGAAGCAGGCGGCTTTTTTGCGTTTTTAGGGCAATTTTCAAGGTCAAAAAAATTTTTTTCAAATTTTTTTCGGAAAAGGGGCGATTTTGGGTGTGCATTTTGACCCCCTTTGTCCAAATGAGTGAAGGGGTTATTTCTCCGCAAGGGATTTCCCCCTTAAAAGTACCTTGAAAATTGAATAGACAGGCGCTAAGGACATTAGTTCTGATGAATAGCCCGAAGGTGGGTACGCCGTG